TCTCTACCGCCAAACCAACAAGGTCTAGTCCGAGTTGCGTAGCACCCAAAAAGCTTTTAACGGCAAGGTTGTCACGTTGGAGCTTGAGCGACTTCTCCTGCAATTTTATCGACTGTGGTATGGTCTGGCTTGCGTCTGCAGAGATTTTGGCTTGCTGCACGCCGAATTTGGCTTGCGTGGCTGTGAACAGCGGGGAATAGTCTATTGATGGGATTTTCACAACCCTGCCTCCTGCTTCAATTTCTCTACCAACGAACCCTGCTCGGCAATCGTAGCGTCGTATCCACCGAACGATTCCTTGAGGCTATCAAGCGATGTTCCGAGTATGTCTATTTGTCCGATTGCCTGTGTCTTTTCCGCTTGCAGATCCAACACCAACTCGTTGTACTGCTGTCCGAACAGTCCACCGAAAGCGTCTGCCTTGAGGTCTGTACCGAATTGCCGTACAACCTCGCCCTTGGCTTGCTGTGCCACGAGTGAGGATGAACCGGTAGTACCCCTAGCCGCGGCGGTGACTTCTGATGCGGCGAAGTTCTGCATGAGTTGCATCTGTGCCGTCCTGCCTTGCTCCAATGCCTGTTCCTTCTGTAGTTGCTCGTAGGCGGGGAAACGGTCTAGGAACTGTTGGTACTCGGATATGCTTCCTTCTGTGGATGTGATGGTGTTCGCCAACTGCTCTTGGCTTTCCTTCATGCTGGTGAGGTTTGACAGTGCACCTTGGTATGCGTTTACCTTGTCGATGTCGAGTTGTTCTTCGGCTATGTCGGCTTGTTTCTCGCCTGTCGATATGTCGTTCCACAGCCCAAGCCCACTAAGTACCAGCCCTCCGAGCATTATCCATGTTAATGGGTCCACGCTACACCTCCTGCACGTTGTACTTGACTACCACGGCAAGTATGTTGAATGGCAACGGGTAGTCCTGTACGATATAGATGCGACCGTCGATGCTGTTGTAGCCTGGAATATCGGTCACCTTATCTTCGGTTATCAAGGCCGGTGCTGTTCCGAACACGTAGGAACCAGGTATGAGGTTGAGTATCGGGCTTAAATTCGTAAGGTCGTCACCGACATCCCCACCGAGGCTGTTGTACAAGCGTATGACCATCTTCTCTGGGCGACGTATCTTGCCGATCGACGAACCGTTGGCTGGTAGGGATGCTCTCAACAATCGTGCCGTGCTTGTGTATGGTATGCCGATAATGACATGCTCTACCGCGTAGTCGAACACAACCTGTCCCGATGCTACGGTTTCATCTGGCATTGCCGCATTGTCCGCTAGGGCTACAACATCGTATCCTTCGAGGTGTGAGAGTCCTGTTACAGTAGCAGACGATGTTTGGGTAATCTCTATGCCACAATCGACGTAGAACGCATCGGAGATACTGTCTAGTCCGATGATGGTCATATACTCTATGGTTCTGGTGCTTCCACGCAAGACCGACAACCACAGTTCATCCACCTGTCCCTTGGCGGTGCAGACAGATTCCACGGACGCACCCTCTCCCATGGGATGCCGTGCCCATGCAACCATACCGCTTGACAGGTCTATCGTGCAGGATTTGAGAACGCCGTCTGCTGTGACAACCCATATGATCGGGTCGGGTTGCACCATGATGCCGAACGATACGATGCCCATATCAACCATGTGCGACGCATCCTTGGACAAGTCGATGGACACAAATCCTCCGCTGTCTGTAGAGTAGGCCATGGCGTACAGGCTCTTGTTGCCTATCCCTGTGTACACGACAAGGTTGTCAAGCACTTGCGCTTGGATGTATCCGCTTCCCGTGTACAGTGTCGGTGACATGTCAAACCCTACCGGGGTGACGATGCTTCCGTCGTGCATCCAAATAGAGCGACCGCTACCGAACACGAACCGGTTCATGGCGACGAACCAATTGATTGCAGAACCATACATATCACTCTCGCGTAGCAATATCGCACTGGTAAGGCTCACTTCCCCCGTGTCCTGCAAAGTGAAGTCGGTGAAGTCGCTCCATGTCCCGTCTGTACTTGGTGTCCGTGATGCCCATATGGTATTCGGTTCATCGTTGGTTGCACCTAGGAACAACCGTCCTTGGTAGAACGCTATGACGGATGGGTATGCCCCGCTTGCGTTGAATAGCACATCGCCGGTGAAGGTCGGTGTGTCGATGGTGAACGTCCCTGCGCTTAGGTAAATCCTGCGTGGTGCATGGCTCGGATGCACTATCCAAAGCACGCCGTTGTTGACCGCGTATTTCAGATAGGGCAATTGTGCCAGTGTGTATGGCGTTACCACTGTCTCTGGTGCGCCTTTGAGTGTGTGCGCCTCTTGCCAGAAACGGACAAGCAGGTTGGAGAACTCCAGCACGTAATATCCGCTTGCGGTGAGCAGTGGGACAAGGATACATTTTGCCGCGGGGTTACCGGCGTATCTGGTCCCCGGTCTGCGCTTGAGTCCACCTTGACGGATTGGCAGGAAGTTCTCGCATATGGAAAGACCGCTCTGGTATCGAGCGGTGTCTACGCGTCCCTCCATGAGCGGAGAAAGTTCCCCGGATATGAAATTGTTCTGTGCAAACGTATAGTTCATCGCAAATCCCCGTACCAGTCGGTACCAGGTTCCTCGTAGACTCCTGCGTTCGCGTCGCGCTTGGCTTGTTCGAGTGCCATGTTGTATTCGGCCAACAACCGTTGTGTGGTACTCTCGTTGCTCGTCAGTGGCGTTGAGAGTAGGAACGCAAGATAGGTGACAAGCAGGTGCGACAGATGCCCCGGTATGTCCGTGGCTTCCAGCGGATAGGCTATGTAGGTGATGTACAATTCCTCGTCGTCCGACAAAAGCGTTTCATTCTCTATCGAATAGGCGTTGGAACTACTGGTACCAATGAGACGCGCGAAATCGTTTGGAAGCTGGTATGCGTAATCCCACTCGTAGAGCGGAACGGTAGTCAACTGTGACAGCTGCACGCGCTTGATGGAGCTTTTCCAGTCGAACTGGTCGTAGACCGATTGCACGGCCTCTGGTAGCAACGTCTGTGCGTAGTTGGCCGGTGGGGTCCCTTGGTCGAGACTGGATATCGTGGTATTGCCTATACGTGCCAATGCCCGTTGAGCGATAGTCACCCACTGGTTGGACATGTTCAACGGCATACGCTATTCCTTTTCTGCCTGTGGCTTTCTCTCCGGTTTCTCAAGGTCGAACCGTGAAATACACCCTATCTCGGTCATGTCCTTGATGGTTTCCTTGTTCAAGTCGTACTCTTGCCCTGCTTCAAACATCTGGCTTTTCTTCGAGTAGAACATGGTGGTATTGCATTTTGCTTTCATTGTCTGCTCCTATGCCGGGGGCTGTTACACCCCCGACGAAAACTTAGATGGTGCGGTTGGCCCCGAACTCGATGTACGCGGTCACAGTCGATGCGGTCAAAATCCCCGAACTGGTCGGAAGTGCCTTGATACGCACATAACGTCTGTGATGCGACGGCATGTTCAGGATCTGGATTATTCCAGCTGAAGGTGCGGCGACCTTTACTCCTGATATAAGGTCGAGGAATGTGGTGTCGTCCGCGCTGTCTTGGATGCTGAATGTGACATCATCCGCTGCGTTGAAGGCCGCTGCCGTGCGGAATACAACCGCCGCGTCAGTGTCCAACCCGATAGTATGCTTGGTGAACGGAGAGTCCGCGTGGAACTCACCGAAGTCCAAAGCCTGGCTGTATACAGCCGTGTCCTTTGTAGCAAGTGCCATGCTACCAAAGTCAAGCAATCCGTCTTTCATGGCTACCTCCTTAGGTTAATGCCGTCTCGGTGTCGAGCAGCGATTCGTACATGAGCACGGGAACGCCGGCAACTGCCGGTACTGGCCCGAAGTTCACGATATCGAGCAAGGTATAGGATGCATTGCTCTTGTCATAGGCGGCAGCTTCGATTTGTCCCTTGAGAGTCCTGTTGGCGAAAGCAACAGCGTCGCGTCCACCCTTGGGAAGTCTGTTCTTGAACTTGATGAATGTCGAAGCGTTGAATGTGTTGCTTGTTCCTGCGGTCTCGATGTTCGCGTATCGAAGCATGGCGCGTTGGTCGCGGATCTCCATAGCTGCGATAATCTGGTAGAACCGGATGAACGCCCACATCTGCCCTGTTCCCGTAGGAGCGGTGACAAGCTGTCGTCCCCTGTCCTCGTTGCGGATTCCAGGCATTCCGTTCTCGCTGTAACGCAAGTTGAACCCTGCTGGTCCGAACTCGAACAGCCACAGTGAAGTCAAATCGCTTCCTGTTCCGCTACCACCAACACAGTAGTCTCCAATGGATGGCCTGCGTTGTGCGAGTCCTTTGAACGAGTCGGGATATGTGGTGTCGTTGTTGTACATCAAATCGTACTCCCAACCTTGCATCAGACCTTCGAGGTTCATCGCGTCCTCGGAGTCGCGTACCTTGAGGCGGTCTTTTGCGGTATCGAGTACCCGTTCGTCGATTACCGAGTTGCCCTCGACAATCTTGATCGGTTCCACCACTTCGTCTGCGGTGGATGAAATTGTTGCGACAGGAGCGTTGGCTTTACCTGCCGAACCTTTGCCGAGCCTAGTAGCCTGCAAGTGCTTGTGGAATACTCCATCGCTGGCAGGGAACCACGGACAGGCCGCCATGAAGTCATGTTGCTTGAGCAGTTCGCCAATGACGTTAGCTTGGGCATCGTACCCTGCACGTCTCTGGGCTTCTGCAAGCGTCATGCTGGCGTAGCTTGTGAGTGTTGACATTGCTTAAACCTCTTTGTGTGCTGGTGTGCGCCGTCCTGTCCCCATTTCGGTAACAATATGCGCTACTCCCTACCCGGTTTCGCCTTGTCAACTACATGGTCTATTCTCGGCTGTCTCCAGCTTGAATTAACCATCTACAACGTAGATGCTTTATGATACCATGCCGTCAACTACCAGTCAACGGCATGAAAATCTACCTTTTCTGCCCTGCGTACTCCAAAAAATCCTTGGTGTAGTTGCCCATGGTTCCGACAGACGGATTGGTTCCGTTCTTGCCGGTGGCAGGACTACCGGATGCGTGTTCCTTCTCGTCCTTGGCGATTGCAAGCACGAATGACGGGTCGTAGGACAATCCCTTGGATTCGTAGATATCCTTCAGTCCCGTGCGTTCTGCATGCTCGTTGAACAATGCGAGCATTTCGTTTGCAGCCTCGTCTCGTTCGGTCTTGACAGGGAACTCCTTCTCAAGCGAAGTCGCCAAGCGTGCGTTGAATGTTTTCTTCTGCGACTCGACCTGTGCCTTCTGCGCTTCGTCCCCCTTGGTTACGATACCGCTGATAAGGTTCCATTGCTTCTTCGCTTGTTCCTTGGTCAATCCGCTCTTGAGCGCGTTATCACGGAATAAGGTTTCCAGTTGCTTGCCGACATTCTCTGGGATTCCCTTGGTGTCAATCTCGTACTCGTCGGGAGCCTTGGGGATGCCCATGCGTTCGCGGAATGCCGACACCTCTTCCTCGGTAGCACCTTCACCTGGGATGGTGATTGCTTTGGAAAGCTTATCACGGGTGCTTAGATAGGCTTGTCCTAGATCGTTGAGCGTCTCGTGTTCCTTCCATACAGGGTTCGCCCTAAGTTCTGGAGAGAGTTGCGAAAGGTACTTCGGGTCCTGTGGTGCCGGGTCGTTCGGGAGTGGGTTTGTTCCACCCGCTGTTCCTTCCTGTTCGTAAAAGATTCGCAAAGGCTTCAATGATTCCTCCTAAAATTCAACGTCTTTCATGAAATTGAAAGCGTTGTGTATATCCTTGGTTGACGACGCTCCGACAACAGCCTTGGTAAATTCTCCGAGGTTGTCGACAGTGAGCGAGCCTATCTTGCCCAACAGCCAATTAGCAAAGGCCGTCAATTGCGGGTCTATGTATTCGGGGTCGTTTGCGTAGTAGTGGAGACGGTTGAGCATGATAGCCAACACCGCCTGACCTTCGTTGGTGGAGAACACCGATTGGAACGTCTGGCGTTCCTTCAGTTGCTCGTCGTATTGTTGCCTAGCTTCTTTATCTTCCATGTCTTATCCCCATTATAGCATATGTTTGCCGAATATCAACGGTTTGCCAAAGGACTACCCTTTTCGGGAGCCTTTCCAGCCTTGTCCATCACCGTCGCCCCAACCTTGGCCTGTTCGAGTTGCATCTGCTGATGTTGCTGTTGCGCCATGACCTGTGCCCGTGCCTCTCGTATCTCGTCTGTATCAGCCTTGGAGCGCAAAACCTTCTTGTTTACCGAGCCAGCGTCCCCTACAACCTCCACGTACTTGTCCAGATCAATCTTGTCCATGATGTTCGGCTGTATTTCGGCAATCGGGATAATCTCGGCCATGAACGCTTTGGTTGTGGACAGTTCGTGCGCCCTCTTTTGTATCATCGCCAACGGGGAAACGAAGTCGATGGACAAGTCCGCGTCATTCAGTCCTGCTGGGATTTCTGGTAGCCGCTTGTACTTCAACTCGGATGCGAACAAATCCTCCAGCATGGGTTCCAAGAACTCGGTGGCAAGACGACCGAAGAATGAAGCAAGCAACGCGCTTTTCTCGTCCTGGAGTCCAGCTACCTCGGTAGCTGTCTTTATGCGCTCTATGTTTTGGGTGAGGACCAGAAAGAAGTCGGCGTAGTATGTCTCGCTGATTTCCTTCTTCATGGTGATGATGTCGTTCTCCAACCATGACAGGTTGCCGGTCACTTGCTGTGGTGCGAAGTCCTGCCCTGCCCGAACATCGGTGAGTCCACCTGGGGTGAAGTTCACGATCAGTCCCTCTGTTTTCTTGACCGGTGGCCGTGCCTGTAGCTGTGACAACC